GTATAGTTTTCATCTTCTGGGGTGTATTTTAGATTAATATCTGGGGTTACTTTATTGTAGTGTTCACGGAATGCTCTAGCATCAACTGCAAGCATATAGTTATCAATAAAGTCACGAATTGTTTTTTGATCACGATCTCCATTAATTGAAGTGATCATATGTTTTAAACGGGTAGTAACATCAAATGATCCATTTGGATTTACTTTTTGTAAGCCTTTAACCTCAGCTTCAATTTTCTTTTCGTCACCGTGTGTTAGTAACTTAAAAGTTAATAAAGTCCCAGTTTTAGGAGTAGTAAATGCAAATTCGTTTACACCTGCTGTAAATAGCGATTCATCCATTACTTTTTCATCTAATTTAGATAAATCAATAGTGGTATTAATTTCTTTACCACGCTCGTCTGTATATTTAAATGAATATTCAGCACCGTATCCTAAAATACGTGCTGCAATTAATATTGCGTTTTTATCACCAATTAATAAATCATCATAGTTGATTGGGGTAATAATCAATGATTGTAATAATTTATCAATAACAGTACCATTTTTAATAAAGTTGACGTTAGTAAGGATATCTTCTTCCTTAGCTGTCATATACTTCATTTCAATATGTCCACTTGATAGTGGTGATTCTTTAGGGTATAGTAAGCCTTTAGAAGGCAACATAACTTTTTCTGTCGGTAACTTTAATTCAGCCATAAACTAATTTTATTTGTGTGTATATAAATATATAAGATTTTAAGAAAACTATGGAAGATAAGGATTAGTTGCACTATATGTTTGTGTATATTTAGTTGCTCCTTGGCCTTGTATTGGGTTAAATCCATTAACAGAACCTACTTTTTTAGCTGTAATAGGATATACTGTTGGATCTTTTAATTTATTATAAGGTATACCACCATTTACCCCTGGTCTTTCTGTGTCTAAATTAGTTGCATCAAATATATCAAATGTATCATCTCCACTCATTCTTTTTAAAAGAAAACTACCATTATCTCTTATATTAGTTAAATATGTGTTAGTAGGTACATAACTTTGATTAAAATTTTGTGGTGGACCTGGATTAGCTTGATTAGTAGGAGTACCACTAACTGTATCTGGATATGTAGTAATTGTATCTAATGTATTAATAATTCCACCAGGTCCTGGATTTTCTAAATCTAGATATGTTTGGCTAAAGGATTGGGATAAAAATAATGGCATATTTAAAATATTAATTACACATATAAATATGTAAGAAAAGCGCCTGTTTTATGACAAGCGCTTTCAAGAATAGAAATATGAAGAGTGATTAGAAGTTCAATACACAGTAGTCCATAGCTACTGTTATAGATAAGCTAATAGCTGTATCTGCGCTCCAATCATAGTCACCAAAGGTAGCTGATTTACAATAAGCACCTTTGATAATCCACTCACCTACGATATCGCCTACTGGGCCTAAGATATCTAAAGTTAACTCTTTTTTATAAAAGTCGGAGTTACTGGATCGTACAATTCTAAAGTCATATCGTTCCATTTAACTTTACCTTTAACTTTACGATAAACGTTAATATGATCTAATATAATTTCACCTGCGTCAAATCCAGGAGCGGCGGCTTTTTTAATTAAGTAAGCTGGAATACCATCAATATACATGATAAAGCGATTCTGAACTTTTGGTTCAAACGCTGTAAACATGATTTCGTTAGGGTTTAATACTGGCATTTTTTATAGTTGTTTAATTGCTATTAATAAATATTAACTGGCTAAGTTTTTTAGGCAGGAAACTCAGCACCAGTTGGAGTTAAGTTAAAGTTCAAGATGATAAATTCAGCAGTTTTAGTTGGTTGGATGAAGATCTGACCTACTAATTGATTACGATCGATTACATCAGGGGTGTTGTTTGTATCATCCATTACTACTCTGTAAGCGAATAAACCTTGTTGTTGAGTTACTTGTTCAAGATATGGGTTTACTTGGCTTAAAAATGTATTACGAGTAACAGTTGTATTTTGTTCGAATACTAAGTTACGAGCAACACCACCAATAAAGTCTTTTAATGCAATTAATAAACGACGAACGTTTACGCGATCAAGAGCTGTTGGTTTACGTTGTAATGTTTTCTGACCCCAAACACATACTCCAGTACCTGGGAATGTAGCTAATGGGTTAACATTACCTGTATATAATGTATCACGATTTGATTGAGATAATCTAATTGCTGCTCTTACTACGGAAGGAATACCACCACGATTTAAACCAGCTGGTGCAAACCATTCAGCACCTACTTGGTCGTTAAATGCTAATACACCACCTACTACTGTTGATGGAGGACACCATACTACTTTTCCTAAGTTAGTACTAAATAATTGTACCCATGGGAAATATGTTGCAGCATAATTACTAGAGGCGCCTGAAGCATTTTCAACAGCAGCATTAACTGAAGTACTATAAACACCATTATCTATAATTGCAATAGCATCACCGCGTCCTTCAACACAAGCAATCATATTATCAGCAGAGGCACCACTTAATGTAACACCTGGAGCTAATAATACATTAAATCTATATTCATCTTTATTTGATAATAATGTAAAAGCACGATTATAATCATCTGTAGTAAATCCTTGGATATTAGTTGTAATAATATTTTCATTCATTAATTTAGGTAAATTAGTATCGGCTACACCACCACTAAATGATCCACCATATGAACCACTACCTACTAAAGGTAATGTACTAGCATAAGATCCAGTTTTAAAATTACCATTATTATCAATTGAATCTACGTTTGGAGTAACTACTTCCTTAACACGTACATATAATGATTTATTTGTAAAAGTACCATCAAAATCAACTCGTCCTTCAGTTACATTATATTTTGGTTTTAAATCACCAATTACACGAGAAATATAATTTGGTAATTGTGGATCTAAACTTACATTAGCCCATGTTTCTAAAATATTCTTTTGAGATTGATTATCATCACCACGACGTATTACAAGTGTAAATGTACCACCTGCACTTCCTGTATTTACATTAGTTACTTCCCAACGAACATTTTGAGCTGAACCACTAGCTAAAGCACCAGCTGACATACTAGAGGTATTATTCATTTGATTACCCCAAGCTAATGTTTCAAGAGTAAATGAAGTTGCTTGAGTAGTTGTATTTGTACCACCACCTAAAGTAAATAAGGTAGAGAATGTTGAAGCTGATCCAGTTTGGAAAGCAAATCCGTTTACTGTTGTACCTGCTACTGAACCGGATAATATAATTGTAGTTGCTGTATTTGTAGCTTGAATTAAATTATAACTTGAACTAGCAGCTGAACCTGATAAAGCACCATTAATAGATCCGGTTAAATTATCTAAAGTAGCTTGTAAAGTAGAACCAGAAGCAAAGTAGTAAAGATTACCATCAACATCATTTGCTGGAATTGGAGTTGCAGCAGAAATAAATCTAAATAATGGATATCCACTACCTAAAATTCTAAATTCATTATTAGCTGCTACTGAGGCAGCTACAATAGTGCCACTACCAGTAGCAAATTTATCACCAGTTGAAGTTTGGGTAGTAACATTAGCTTGTGCATAAGTATCAATATTACTAGATCCACTAATAATACGAGTTACTAATAACGATTGACCACCATTACTAAAATATTCACGAGCAGTTTGTGATGTGAAATATTCATGATAATAGCTACCACTTTTAAAAATATCACCAAAAATTGATAAATATTGATTATAAGTAGTAACAAAAGTTGGTACAAACGGACGACCACTAACTGTAGGGCCTACAATAGCAGCACCAAGAGCTGCTGGAGCCTGAGTATACAAGCTCTGATCAGTTTCGTTTTGGAATACTCCAGGGGAAAGAATTACTTCTGACATTTTATTTGTAATTGTTTAATTTATGATTAGGAATTACCTAACGATAAATATCTGCAAAGACCCATAAAACGCAAAAGTAAAATAAAATTAAAGTGAAGTTATTTCACCACTTTCAATATCAATGTTTCCAACACCGTATTTTGCTTGAAGACCATTAATTAATTCTTTTTCGCGCTCACCTAATTTTTTAATATCTTCTAATACATTACCTTTTTCAGTTTCAATTAATTCTTTAGTAGCAAGTACGTTTTGAAGTTGTGCTTCAATTGATCCAAGTTCAAATATGAACTTGTTGTACTGTTGTTGCATATCTTTAATTTGTTGCAACTCTTCAGTAGTAAGTTTTTTATTTTCTGACATATACTTTATTTTATTGTTTCCAGCGTTTATCAGGGCATGCTTCTAGGCCTGGTTTAGGGCTAAATATTTTTTTATTTAAAGGACAACCACATTTTCCACAGGTAAATATGTTAATTGCTGCTACATAATTTTTATGTGGACATTGATCACATATTGAGATGCGGTATTCAGCTATGATTTGTTGCTCAGGTGTTGGGTTAGCTGCAGCAATCCATGCTTTAGCAATCTCAACTATTTTAAGCATTATTTTCTTCTACTTTAACAAGCTTAAAAAATGTATTATAAACACCTTCAGTTTCAACACCTTCAAATTCTTCTAATTTAAAAACACGATATTCTAATTCACGCTCTTCTTGGAGCAATGCATTAAAATCATTTTGAAACTTAACAAAATCAGGATTTAATTCACGTGAAGTTACCTCTTTAGTATCTTCATCAATTACCTCATTAATGTAAAGGGGGATGCTAATAGCACCGTTTTCTTCTCTACCGTACTTTTTAATTAATTCTTCTTTAAGTTTTTCTACTGATTCTTTTTCAGTAGCAACTTTTTTACTAAGATCATGTAACCAATACTTTGTAGTTAATTTAATTTTTTCGCTTAGTAAACCTTTTGAAATTACTGCACCTGTTTGTTGATTAGTAAGACCATTTAGTTCGGCTTCAAGCTGATAAAATTCAGATAACTTCAGTGTAATTTTTTCCATAAATTATTTTTGTGTTTTTGCTTTCTTAGCAGTTGTTTTTTTAGCTTTTACTACTACTTCTTTAATTTCTTCCTTAACTTCAGCTACTTTATTTTCAATAGCATCAGGAATGTTGTTGTTGTTAGCATCGGCTATTTTACCTTTTTTCATTAAGAAAAATACTACAGCAGCAATTACAGCTAATACGAGGATAGTTGTTAACATATTTAATTTATTTTATTGTGTATATAAATATATCATCTTTTTAGGAGACAACCAAATTTATTTTAAATTTATTTTAAGTAAATAATCATAGATATTCATAACGTATTAAAGAAAAATATATGAAATAATCTACTACTATAAATATCCCACCCAAAATAATTTATTCCTGAGTGAATTAATCCCCCATCAAATATTACTAATCTATTGAATATATTTCCAACAACATCAACGGTCTCATATGGTGTGCCATCTATAAATGTTTTTTGATTAAATACTTTTATTCCATCTCCGTTTTCCCAATTAATTTGATTATTATGAAATATTTTAGTTTCTTTATGTCTAAAAAAACTAGTACCAGATTGAGGCGGAGCATCTGGTGTTAGATAGATTACAGCTGCCCATTTTTGAGAATCACAGTGAAATACTGATGGTGTTCCTGCAGGACAATATTGAAAACGTCCATTAATTCCTTCATCAAACCATCCATATCCATTATCACGATCTGCTATTTTAGATCCAATAATACTTTCAAATGCCTCTCTTACACCATCAAACATAAATTGTTTTCTAGTGCGATGGCCTACAGCACCTTCTCCTGGGTAATATGTTTGTTGTAAAGCAAAATCTCTAACAGCCATAGGATCAGTATAGAAATTATCTACAACAAAAAATCGTTTATCTTTTAAATCAGATACTTTACATTGATCAGATTCAACTATTCCCCATTCTGATTCTGGATTATTATCAATATGTCTCATATAGTTAGCTTTTTAGGTTCAATAGCATTTTCACAAAATTGACATAGTTTAAAGCATGTCAATGGTTTAGGTATTACATCATTATATTCTTGTGTAAATAAATTACCTAATATATGATCTAAACCATAATCCATACAACATAAGGATACATCACCATTAGGTAATAAAATATTATGATATAATCTTTCATAACAGTTACATGTCATTTCAGCCTCACCATGATATACAGATCTATATTTATTTTGTAAATTTAATAATTCTGGTTTTAGTATAGTTTCATGGGTTAAATTACCTGCTCTAGACCACATTTCACTTGATGGTATATTACCAAATACATGTTTTACACTATCATGAACAGTTCCCATAGACATAATATAGAAATTCTTAATTTTATTTCTTAAACTACCAACATACTCTACTAATTCAATATATTTTGGTGTTATAGGATGTTTAGCTAATAATTCATTGTCTGGTAGATGAAATACAAACCCACCATTTGGGCCATCTGAAAATGGTATATGCTTAATTCTTTCCATATCAGATATTTTCATACCAATACCTGTTGTAAATATAGATATATCATGTCCTTTATCATAGGCATATAATACCATATCAGTACATTCTCTATGTAGCCAAGGTTCAGTAAAACCAGCAAATGTAATTCTTATTTCAGTTGGAAGTTTATCTATAACTTTTTTATAATTTTCAAAAGATAAATTTTTATTTCCTTTATACCTTTCAACTAATAATCTTTGAGGACAGAAGACACAATCAACGGCGCATCCTTTTACAGGAATAGATGTTGTTATCTCTAATGTTGGATATGGAGTAGTTTTCCAAAAATTTAATTCTTCCATCCTTTTATTTGATTTAAATTATTTTCAACTGCTTGTCTATGTATAGTGTCTAATGGTTCTTTTTCCCATAAATATCTAAATATATCTCTTGACTCTTCGCATAAACCTACCCACCATGCACTTACTGCTTTTTCAAACATAATACCATAAAAGCCAGGATAATTTAATTCTGTTTTTAATTTTATAGTAGGATTTCTATTTGATACTTTTTCTCCTAAACTAGCTATAAAATAACACTGAGCCCATTTTTGAGCACGTTCATAAAACTTACTTAAATAAAAATACCCCTCTGGTCTATGAGGCATTATTGATACAGCATGTTGTAACATTCCCTCTACTGAATTATTTCTACAGCCTTGAGAATCAAAACATATTCCTGCTCTTAATAAACATTCATATTTTACTAAATCATCATTTGTACGCTCAGCTGCTCTTAAATAATAAGATACGGCAGAGGCTGTTTGTCCTATACTATGATAATAATAACCTAATTTAAAATTAGTATATTCATCGTTTGGTAAATTTAAATATTCAAACAATAACATATCTAAAGTATCTATAGGTTGTCTATTTTTAGGTTTAATAGGTAGATCAATAGAATCTATAAAATTTTCTATTGATATTTTAGGTGCTCTTAATAAATAAGCTGCATTATCTTGGAAACCAAATGTGATTAGATATTCATCTCCATACTCAGCCATTCCAATACTAAATTCAACATCAGCATTCATAAAATGAAATTCTGGTGTTACTTTAATTATATTAAAGTCTTTATCCCATACTATAAAGCGATGATAGTATACAGCATCTTTTCTACCCTCCTCACTTTTAAATAAATCTACCTCATGTGTAATAGCAAAGTAACCATCTTTATATGGTAGGATTTGAGATCCACCTCTTAAATCTCTAGGTAATGAAATAGGATTACTTACATGAACTGTTTGTGATGTACCAGTATTAGGATTTACTCTAACTAACTCAGTTGGATTAGCCCATTTTACATAATAAAATGGTTTATCTATAACGGGCATCCAATTTTTCTCACAGTATGAATTTGGATCATTTGGTGGAGCAATTCTTACTCTACTAATTTCTTTTACACCATTTTCATTTATTTGTATCTCAGATAATTCCATTCTACCAACTCCATTAGTGGTAGTATCTCTACGTACTCCTGATAGATATAATTTATTATTCCATTCAATAATACGAGCATCCTCTAATCCTACAAACTCCCATAATGGTTCATATACATCAAATTGGCTAGTATCTACTTTATGATACTTATTTATTTTAAAATTATCATCTATTTCACAATACCAATTCCATGTTCGTAAATGAATATCATCTTCAGGGTGGATATAAGTTAGAGGACCATATGGGTGTTGAAATAATTTTTTCTCTGAGTGGTAGAATGTATAATTTACATGTCTAATAATGACTGTAATTTTTCCATCTTTTACCATTATAGATGGATTCATCAATCCAGTACCATTAGTAAGATTAGCGGGAATAAGGAGAGGAGTAATATCACCCCCAGCATCTATAATACGTTTAACTAGATTTTTCTCCATAACTTAACTACTATCTTGTCATCTTTTACCATTAGAGATGGATTCATTAATCCAGTTCCT